GCAATAGTTGTTTTACCGACACCTGCTGTGCCTGATAAAAGTAAGTTGGGAATCTCACCCTGTTCTACGAAACTTGTGAACGTAGACTTCACAGATGGTGGTAAAATACAATGCTCGATATTCTTCGGTCTGTATTTTTCCACCCATAAAAAATCACTCATAATTTAGGATACCCAATCGGGTTTGCGAGATGGGTCACGAAGGTAATTAGTTGCAACCCAAGGTTTAGATGCAATGTATCTTTTGTACTTAGTAAAGATGTCAATAGTCTGATCATATTTGAATTGATCAGGACCTGCGAATGCAAATGTTGTAGGTTTGTATGGATACTCAGCAGAAGGTATTAGTTCTGTTGCTTCCATCAATGTTGGTTCACAACTATGTGTCTTGCCATAACGATGTGTATATTCTACACACATTGCAAGACCATGTGCGAGCAACCACCATGCATTTGCAGTAGATTCATTTGCCCATATGGTGCAAGGGTGATTACGAAATGCACCCTTCTCTGTCTTGTATGGTTGACCATCTAGACGATGTAGATCACCATACCCATGACCCCACTTCTCAGAACAAACAATAGATAACATTTGACATGTTTCTAATGGCATCTTTACAATGTGTTTGTCTGGTAATCGTTGAGCAGATAATGTTGGGGATGGATCTGTAACGAATATGTTCATGAATTTGGTTCTAGTGCTATAAAATATTTTATCCCATCACCCTTAAAGGATGCAACATTATGTTTACTAACTGAAACCTGATAAGTACCTGGTAATAATTTTAAGTTCTCAACTTTAAAACAATAACAGAACTCTTCTGTAGACTCTCCAACTTCTACACTATAACTATTTGAACTATCATTCTTTTTATCTGTGACAGATAACTGCATTACACCGTCAGTAGAGAACAAACATAAATCAGGTAATTGATATACACTTGCTGCACGTTGTAATTGATTCAGTACACCTGCTTCAAGATTAAACTTGACATCTACTGAAGGTAATTCAATTTCTTTCTCAGGAGGTTGAGTAATAATATCAGGGTCAGCATAAAAGAATCTTGTCTTTGTACGACCATGTGTATCACTTACTGTCAGATAATTTTCTGCTGTTGTATCGATCTTAGGTTGGTCAAACAGAGATAGACCTCCAAGGAATACACCCAAGTCGTAGATAGAGATTTGCGAATCAAATTGTTCTTCGACATCAGCGATAGCAAGTATGTTCTTGTTAATACTGAGCGTTGCAATTTGATTGCCTGGTTTAATAACAATAGATTTGTTGATGGAACAAAAGTTCTTAAGTACTTCAATTGTGGGTTTGGTAATTACCGTCATGTTTATCATTAAAATGTAATAGTAGCATTCCGTAATGGATTATCTTGATGATGTCCTTACGTGCTGTACCTTTTTTGTCATAACGAGAGGCATACTTTAGGATATTACTCCTACAGAATGCCTTTGCGTCTCCGACAGATTCAATAAGATCTAATGTTTGAACACTACCTACGGAGTAATGTGCTTCGTAGGTTTTGTTCACATATTCAGAAATCTCTTTTAAGATTTCATCTTCACTGAATTTTCTCATACAGTTATTCTACCTCAGAGGTCTCCTCTTTGTCAAGTATTTCCTCACCTGCATCAACTTTTGTGTACAAATCAAGGAATGAGGTCTTTGTATCATCATCGAAACGTGCTACACAATTCTTGATAGCAGTTAACTTGTCTCCAAAGATCTTGTGTGCTTGAGTGATGTGTACAAGTCTACGAGTTGTAATAACTTCATCTACACCACCGTCAAAGAATGTCTTACGGATAACACCTGCCCACTTGACTAGGTTGTCTGCAAAATCTTTTTGGCAACCGTTGTTTAGTAGGATTCTTGTTTCGGTGCTTGCTGCGGGATAGTCTTGCTCGAAGGTAACTGGGAATCGCTCAAGGAATGCTTCGTTGAGCACGTTAGTTCCAATAAATCTTCCGTCGTCTGAACCTTTACCCTTAGTATTTGCGGTGGCGATGACGTTAAATCCTGATTGGGGTCTAACGTATCTGCCAATTTTTTTAAGGAAAACACCATTTCCCTCAAGGATGCTCTGAAGGCAGAGGATTTTGTTAGAGGCAAGGTCGATTTCGTCAAGGAGCAAGATTGCACCTCGTTCAAGGGCTTCGATAACAGGACCGTTGTGCCAAACGGTGTCGCCATTAACAAGACGGAAACCGCCAAGAAGGTCATCTTCATCTGTTTCAATAGTAATGTTTACTCTGATAAGTTCTCTGTTGAGCATTGCACATGCTTGCTCTACTGATAAGGTCTTACCATTACCTGATAGTCCTGTAATAAATGCAGGATAGAACATCTTGGATTGTATAATCTTCTTGAGTGGACTATAGTTTCCAAATGGTACAAACTCAGCATTCTTAGAAGGAATGTATGATCTTGTCTCTGGTGCAGGTTTTGTTGCTGCAGGTGCTTCATATGCTTTGAGTATCTCATTAGCAGTTAAGCACCACTTACCACGACCTACCTTCTGAAGGCGAGAGATTTTGTTCATGCGTTTTGTGACACTCTGAACTTTTACACCAAGGTGTGCTGCAGCAGACTTAACGTTCTCTGCAGATATGTCTGAACCGAACTGCTTGAAGTATGTGAGTAGTTCGTCTTCTGTGAATTTTGCTTGGAATGGCATGGGTTTCTTTGTTGTCTATACACATAGTATAGCATGCATTGTATAAGAAATGAAGCCTTGAGTGGACACCTATTTTATTGTCACAAGATAACAAAGGGTTTTGGTTTATCAAATAATACATTATCTATATAATGTTTTGCCCAAGTTGGGTCGAACCATGAACCTAATACTGCTTCAGTTTTTTTATTTCGTTTTTGTTGCTGACAATAATATACCTGGTCTTGATATCTATCATAGGTAGCATCTATATCCATACACTTCTCTGCCTTACTTACTGCATTTACATATACTTGAAGATACTCTTCTAATAATTGCACATACATTATCTGTTCAGTTTGCTTATGCAATCTCATAAACTTACAATGAGGAGAAAATATATCTGCCCACTCAGGTAGTTTACGAAAATCAAAATCCATATATCTTTCACTTATTGGTTTTATATCTTTATAGAACTCTGCCCTAACTCCTTTAACAGGAGATATATCTACAATAGCAGCAGTAACTATACGATTGTTTGCTATTATATCACATCCAAAGATAGGTAATTTATATCTGGGTTCTGGAAATAATACACAATGAAGTACGTCTAGGTATTTTGTTTTACAAGTTTCTAAATGTATTTTTCTAAGACCAGTACATGTCCACATTTCATTATTAATGACAATATCATCCTTAACGATACTTCGATAAGGATCTTCTGGTAAGTGTTTTACATCAGGAAGACCACTCGTTACTTTACGAATGGTCTGTGCAACGTCATCAACAATCATGCTATTTGTTCAATGAATTTATTTAGAATGGTTTTGTTCTGCATCTTTGAACTCATATGCTTTTTGAATGCTCTGTTCAATTCTGCTCTGGTTGCTTCAACACCTTTCTGTTTGATCTCTAGTTCTTCAGAGTCTGAACCATTGTTTCTATCAGGCATAAAGAATGCTTCAGTAAAACCTGCATCATCTTTGATAGAGATAAACTTTTCTTTCTTCCATTGCTTATCATATGCTTGGATATCTTCGTAGTTCTCAGTAAAGTTTCTGATAACTCTGTTTACTTCTCCCTTACTGCAGAGACGAATACCTATCCAGTTGTAGTCTGTAATTGATCTCATGTATGATACGATCTCTTTAGTGGTTTGATAAGGACTACCATTAAGACGTTTCTGATAACCAGTTGTCTTATCACGAAGAACAAATACATAAGAACTACTGCAGATGTTTCTTGAACGTAGTTTGTCATTATCTTTATCCCAATCAGAGTATGTAGTATAGTTCATTGGATTTGCTTCACCATCAGTTAGGCAAACAACATTTACTTTCTGAACTTTCTCTTGTGTTTTCATTTGAGCAACAATTGCTTTTGCACAATAGATTGCTTCTGCAAGTGGAGTACCACCGAGACCATACTGACTACATCCTGTGATGTTGTAGTTGTTCATTGAAAAGACTTGCATGTAAAGAACTCTCATAGACTCTTCTAATGACTTGTTGTTTTGTCTTGATGAAAGAAACTCAAGTAGTCTGAAGTCATCACCAACTGCAAGTTGATGCTCTTTATGCTCAAAACCTCCATGTAAGTAAGAACCATGAGAGTATGAAGAATGATATCCACTCTGGAAACCATAGACTCTGAAAGGAATATTTGCTTTCTTACAGAACCATACTAAGTTGTATGTTTGCTTAAGTGTATCAAGTAAGCACTGACTCATAGAACCAGACCAATCAAGGAACATAACAAGACCATGATTCTTA